TGTAATACCTCTTTCTATCATAGGTTTTACAAAGTGCTCAATGTTTCTTTGCATGGACGCAAAGTTTATGAATTTTCGTCTATCAAAATAATCACCCATATGAATGATATGTTTGATATCGTGTTGGTCTAGATATGGAAAGAATATCTCTTTATAGAAACGTCCCTGATAATCAGACATTTCAACCATATCGTTCCTGACACCGCAATGTGTGTCATTCAAAATAGCTATTTTCATTAAGTGTTGTTTTTGCTCAAGTCTTGGTCAAGATTTGCTTTTGCTTTACCTGACTTCTTTTTACTTTTACGTGGTTCATATTCCACGTGGTTCATGTGTTCCTGCATCCATTCTACGTTTGTATTTACAAATGTAGGGTCATGAGAACCGTCAATAGTAGTATAAGCGTCCATTGTAATACCCGCTTCTTCTATCTGTTTTTGCTTGATAAAGACTTGTTTCTTTTCTTTTTGAATACGTCTTAGGAATGCATAGTAACAAATTTGAGTAACGTATGCGAATGCATTGTTAGATTTTTCAACGTTGAAGTTGTTTATATACTGTAGACAGTTTTCTATAGCGTCACAAATCATTTCATCTCTATAGGTATAGTTAATGAAATTTGGACGTGTGGATAAACGGGTTGCAATCTTGTAAATACACTCACCAATATATTCTGTCATACGTGGTGGTTGTTTACCTTTTTCTTCTGCAAGTTTAACGGACGCATTGTACTCCGCAACGGCAGCTGTAAACTCTTTGTTATTTACGTAATGTTCCGCTTGTTTTTTATCAGTGGTTTTTTTAGTCATGTATCTATTATATGTTAATACTTACTAATATGTAAGAGGGTTTTTAGTATTTATCCAACTGAAAGTTGTATCAGATAAAAGGATAACAACATCATACCCATTGCAGAAAACTGTATCACTGACGCAATTGCAACAAACAATAAAGCTCTATCCGCCCACCATTTACCTTCCGTCTCTTGCCATTCAGCAATCTGTTCAGGTGTAGCGTCTCTAGGTTGAAATTGGAACTTTAACTGTTCAGGAATTATATCGGAATCAGAGTCCTCTACTTCTATTGGTCTTTTCCAAGAATCTAAGATTTTTCGTTCACTCATAATAATTTAATGTAAAAAGTATCTAGACAGAATCATTTCTATCTGATATCCTAACTATGTCGCCCCGACAAGCTAGCTTATATAATATCTAACAACAAGAAGAATGCAATCTCCCATGGTATTAGTATTGTTGCGTAAATCAAATATTTCATTGATTTACAATCTATACTGCAGTATCGTAAGATACATTATTATAAAAGGTATCGCTATTGGAAGAGTCATTAGTGTGACCATTTGCACTGCATCGCAGAATCGGCAATAAATGCCATTTTCTCTTAGTCCGTCAACCTTTCGCACCATGCTCTTCATTGCGTATGCAATTGTGGTCATGGTTTCTCCATATAAACAGGGTTAATGAAACAATATAACTGAATGTTATATTAATCCGTTTTATTTATAACTGTAAAATTCCTAAGACATAATTCTCAGCAGCGTTCTCTGCATATGATTCACTATGTCCATGATATATAATATCCTTCTTCCACACATGGTCTTCGTAATATCTACAACCGTATTCATCGTTAGATAAACGATAGACTTCCGCTCTACGATTCTCTTGCCAGTAATCGTGAATCTTGTGGTCAAACTGTTTCATACCTTTTTCGTCTTCTTGTAACATATTTAAGTACCAAATTGCCATTAGTGAAGAATCTTTTTGCCTTTAGTAACAAGGTGTTGTTCATACTCTGTTTCTAAATCAAAATCTTCATCTTCCAATATTTCCAATCTTCTGAGTTCTTCGGGTGTGATTGGGCCCCCAGTTGCGTCTATAATGCTTTGCATTGCTCTATCTACATATGCTTTCATATCTTCTTGATATTCTTTTCCTGACCTAACTGGTATAGTTCCATTTTCAACCATTTCTAACCACCTAGAAGATGCATTGTCATAGTATCTAACGAATTGCTCGTTGAGTTTATTCCTATGTACAATATGATTGTTGGGAATGAATAAAGTCGGTTCTGCACTGAGAGGTGCATAAGGAATAAACGTTGATAGAGTATCATTCGTCTGAGTCAATTGTAATTGACATATCATAGGAAGTGTAATGTGTATACCTTCCTGTGAATCTCTTACCATTCCGACTATATCTAAACCAGTCTTGAGTTTGATTACCTCATACTTGTTTGGTGCTAAAGATGTTACGTTATCCATATCTATATTTAGTTGGTTCATAATTTAAATTGCTTAATGTTATAAGGAAATTGTTCCTCGTTGTAAATATTTATACGGTCTTTTAAGTGACGTAATGTGTAGTTGTCTCCCCACAAATCGTCTGCGATATCAAATAGTCTTAGATTTTCTTTACCATTACCCTTTCTCAATCCACGTCCAATGGATTGTAAGTTACGTATTCTAGATTTAGAAGGCGAAGCAAAAATTATGTTATCTATCTTCTTTATATTAACACCAGTGCTGAAGGTGCCGTATGACGCAAGAATACAGGCGTCATCTTGTTTCTCTACCAATGCTCTAATCTCTTCTCTATCTTTTGTATCAGTTCCACCATAAACATAATGAAGATTATCTATTCTTTCTTTCATTAATGTGTATAAAACAAATCCATGTTTTTCTACATACTGAAACAAACAAAGTGTGTTCCCCTTTAGTGAGTAAACAAGATTGCATATGAAATCATTTCTTTTTTGATTCCCTACTAAGTAATCCATTTCGTCCTGATACTTTAACTTAGCAGTTTTCTCATGTTCTAATATGATAACGTCAATGTCTATACTTGCAATTGTACCTTCCTCAATAAGGTCGGAAGTTGATATAACCTTAGTCGCTGGCCCAAAGAGTCCTTCTAATTGTAGCCTGTGGACTTCTGTACCGTCTAATGTACCTGTAGTACCAAAACGTACTGCGGTACTTCTCATTTTTTCTAAGATACCTTTTAATACGTTTGCTTTGAATAAGTGTGCCTCATCTCCTACAACAACTTCAAACTTCGCAAGAACATCAGTAGGTGCTTTAGATAAAGACTGCCAAGTTGTAATCGTAATGTCTGAATCGAATACAGGTTGCCCGCTGTATATTTTGCAAATTTCTTTATCATATCCATACTCCTGAAAATCTTTTGCCATTTGTTCTACCAAAGAAGTAGTAGGTACAATGACAATTGTTTTTTTATTATAATAACGTGCAAGTAAATAAATGATTAATGACTTACCACTCGCAGTCGGTGATACTAGTAACTTTCTTCCGTATTCGATACTCTTTAGAAATGCTTCCTTTTGATAATCTCTAGGTTCAAACGGTAGGTTTAATTGGTCTATAAACTTATTGTATTCGTCTTCGGTAATTTCATTCTTAGTAATAACGTCTTCTTCTACCGAATACTTGTATTGTCTTTCTTCACAGAACTCAGCAATGTATGGAAGTAATCCGATATAGATTTTGTGTGTCTTGATACTAAACAGATATACTTTACCGTCCCAACGTCTATTCTTATAGGAAGGCATAAATTTTGCGTTAGGTACTTTAAATGAAAAGTAATCGTGCAAGTCTTTAGCGATTGAGTCGTCACACGAAATCTTCATAAAGACTTCATTGACTTTAGAAATTTTTAAGTCCATGGTGGGCCATTGTACCAACCTACTATTGATACTCTAGTTCCTCTCGTTACTGGTGTGACTTGGTGATACAACCAACTTGGAAATAAACATATTGAACCTATTGTTTGTGCACTGAATGGTAGTGTTCTGATTCCTTTATCTAGGTCAAACTGTTTGTCACCAAACTTAATCCTATCGAACTGTGGATTAGGTTCTAACCATTGAAATTTACCACCTTCGTAATCTAAAGGGTCTGATAGTTGTATGGTCATGCTAATTTTTCTATGGTGCGATAATCCATTTTGGTCAACATGTACTTCACCACCATGGTCTGTATGCCATGTATAGTAATCACCTGTAGGTAAATCGGGATTATAGTCATAGATTGTGTACTGGAAATTTTCTGTCCAACTCAAATCAAAGTTCCAACCACACTCTTCCATTCCTTGGTGTACAACATCATTAATTTTTTGTACGATATTTTCAGGCATTTGATATTCGCCAGGCGAAGTAAACCATTTCACTTTTGATTGTCTAATACCGTCAAGAGCAGAATGATTTTCGTCAATAGGTGGGCCGTCAGGGTCGCCTTCGCCTCGACCTGTACGTCCAACATCTAATGGAACCTTGACTGCATGTTGGTGTATTTGTGCAACCTCTTCTCTAGTGAAGTATTCAGGTGCTGTATACATGTAATTATTGAGTATCATTGTCCCGCCATAAACTTTCGCCAGTCGATTGTATTCTTAATCGTTTGATGTCTCCAAGTGATATTTTGCATACACTCTTTCAAGAAGTTGATAACGATTTTCTGATACTCTACTTTACCATTCATTCTTTGTAAATCTTGGTCAGCGTTATACCATATCTGCATATCATTCTTCATGACTTTGAGACCGTCAAAGGGGTCGTCTTCCCAACCAAGTTCTTTTATTTGTTCCTCAGACATCTTTCCGTTATACCACAACCACTTATTCTTAAGCAGGGTATTGTATTGGAATTCTAAGTTCTTGAGAACCAATATATTATCGGTCAAGAATTCTTGATATTTTGCGTGTAGTTTGGGGACTTCTAATGACGATTTATCTAGTTCGATATCGTCAATCTCACAATCCTTAGACCACTCATTGCGTAGCTCTTCTAAGTTCATACTATAATTATATCACGAAAATGTGTTTTTAACTAGTGGTTCCTATCTCATAATACGTAAATCTAAAGTCTACGCTACATACGACAGCTTCACCACTCTC